ATCCATAGCGAAGGTAACGCCAGCGAGGAAATCGTTCCGTGTCGGGCTCGCCCGCGCCACCCAATGGCCGCCGGCATCTTCCGTCGCGAGGATTGTGCCCTCCGCACCCACTGCCCAGCCGTGGCGTCCGTCCCCGGCGAAGGCAACGCTAGCGAGAGGGTTCTGTGTCGGGGTCGCCTGCGCGATCCAATGGCCGCCGGCATCCTCCGTCGCGATGATTGTGCCCTCCGCACCCACCGCCCAGCCGTGGCGTCCGTCCCCAGCGAAGGCTACGCTACGAAGATCGTTCTGTGTCGGGGACGCCTGCACCATCCAATGGCCGCCGGCATCCTCCGTTGCGAGTATTGTGCCCCAGTTACCCACTGCCCAGCCGTGGCGTCCGTCCCCGGCGAAGGCTACGCTGTAGAGATCATTCTGTGTCGGGCTTGCCTGAGCCACCCAATGGCTGCCGGCATCCTCCGTCGCGATGATTGTGCCGTTAATGCCCACCGCCCAGCCATGGCGTCCGTCCGTGGCAGCATATACGTGTCCCAGGTGCTCGTTTGGAAGCCCAGTCCACATGACGCCGTTTGTTTGCGCAACTGCATCAAAAATTACTACAGCAGCAACAATTAGTGCGAAGACGATGCTTAATCCCCCGCGATACAACTTCATCGCAACTGCCTCTACTGGAAGTGTCAGATGAGCTGCTTTTCTGCCCTATTGTAACCTACACGGCAATCAGAGGACAGCGGTCCGGGTAGGGCTGGCTGAATTCCGTTGTTAGTATCCGGCATGCTTTTTTCAACCGAATGGCTCTTCCGCGGTGAGGAGAAGAGCATGTTTAAGCACCAAGCGAGCTTTCCACCGGCCGTGTCCACCGTATTACTCCTTGCCTCACGGTATTCGGTGATCTGTTCCATCTCGCTGGTCGCCACGCCGGCCTTCGCCGATACAGCCGCCATACCCACCACCGGCAACGCCTTCCTCGACATTATTCTCAGCTCAATACCCGGCCTGGCGGTCGCGCTGGTGGCCTATCTGAAGGCACACGCGGCCCACTCGGCGGCAGCCAACGCCACCACCGTCGCCAATACCTGGGACAAGGCGGCGATCGAAATCGTAACGCAGATCGCCCAGAGCGTGGTGGACGCGAACAAGGCTGACACCTCGGCCACGACCACCACCGCGCCGGCGAACAAGCCCTAGCGCCCTGGTGGGCGAGGGCAGTCCGTGGACATCCACAGCCTCGCCGACTGGGTGACGGTCCTTGCCTTCAGCGCCACCGTCATCAACGCCTTGCTCTCGGTCGCCTTGTTCAGCGCCATGCTCTGGCTCAAGTCCAAGTTCGTGACGGAAATCCGGTTCGCCGAGCACCGCAAGGCGGCCGATGACCGGTTCGACGGCTTCGACCGCCGCCTCAACGCGCAGTCGGAGCGGCTCAACGACGGGCAGCGCCGGTTCGCGCTCCTCGACGAGCATCTGCGGAGCCTGCCCACCCGCGAAGACCTGCACGAGAACACCCTCGCCCTCGAACGCCTGTCCAGCGACGTCAAGGTCGCCAATGCGAAGCTGGAGGGGATGGAGCGGCTCCACGTGACGCTAGAGCGGCAGGTGTCGGTCATGGACGAGTTCCTCCGGCAGCGCGAGCGGTGATGAAGAGCTATGTCGAGGTCGTCGCCGAAGACCGGCGCCTGGCGCTGTTGCGCATCCTCGCCCGCGCGCCCGGCTATGCCGCCAACGAGAGCGTGCTGCACGTTGCGCTCCGCGGCCTCGGTCATCTGGTGAGCCGCGACACGATCCGCACCGACCTCGCCTGGCTCGATGAGCAGGGCCTGGTTGGGCTGACCCTGGTCGTCGAAGTGACGGTCGCCGAGCTCACCCGGCGCGGCGCCGATGTCGCCGAGGGGCTGGCGGTGGTGCCGGGGGTGAAGCGCCCGAGCCCGCGGAGCTGAGCCGGCCATGGCGCGCCCCTCGAAGATCGATCGCCTCGAGCCGGAGATCCGCGCGGAGATCGCCGAGCTGCGCGCCCAGGGCCGCACCATCGACGAGATCCTCGGCAAGCTGCGCGAGCTGAAGGTCGATGTGTCGCGCTCCGGCCTCGGCCGCCACATCCAGGAGCTGGACGCGATCGCCGAGCAGATCCGCAAGAGCCGCGCCATCGCCGAGCAGCTCGTCCAGCGCTTCGGCGACGCGCCCGAGAGCCGCACGGCCCGGCTCAACATCGAGCTGGCCCAAAGCCTGGCCATGAAGGTGATGATGGGCGATGGCGCCTCGGACGCGCCGGTCACCCTGGATGCGCGGGAGTTCATGTTCGTGAGCCAGGGCCTGCAGAAGCTGGCCCAGGCCGCCAAGCAGGATGTCGAGCGCGAGGCGGCGATCGAGGAGAAGTTCCGCGCCAAGGTGCGGGAGAAGGCCGCCGCCGCCGCGAAGGCCGTCGAGCGGGAATTGAAGCGCGTCGGGCTCTCGGATGAGGCGCGCTCCCGGATCGAGACCGAGATCCTGGGGATCCAGCGGTGAAGGCGGCCCCGAACCCCGCGCCGGCCGCCAAGTACTTCCTGCCCTATCAGGCCGCCTGGATCGCCGACCAGCGGCGCTTCAAGATCTGGGAGAAGTCCCGGCGCATCGGCGCGACCTATGCCCAGAGCTACGAGGATGTGGTCGACGCCTCCCGCGCCACGGGCGCGGTCGATGTCTGGTTCTCCTCGGCCGACGATAGCGCGGCCGCGGAATACATCCGCTACTGCGAGCAATGGGCGCGGCTGTTCCAGGTCGCCGCCGAGGATCTGGGCGAGATCGTCATCGACCGGGACGACGACATCAAAGCCCGCACCATCGAATTCGCCACCGGCAAGCGCGTCCACGGGCTCTCCTCGAACCCCAAGGCCTTCCGCAGCAAGGGCGGCAAGCTGGTGCTGGACGAATATGCCTTCCACAAGCAGCCGGAGGAGCTGTGGAAGGCGGCGCTTCCCATCATCACCTGGGGTTTCCCGGTGCGGGTGCTGTCCACGTATAACGGCAAGGGCAACCGCTATTACCGGATGGTGCAGGACGCCAGGAGGGGCAATGGCTGGTCGCTCCATTCCACGACCATCGAGGAGGCGGTGCGCCAGGGCCTGGCCGACAAGATCCTCGCCCGAGCCCTGAGCAAAACCGAGCGCGCGCGCTGGATCGAAGAGCAGCGCGAGGCCGCGGGCGACGAGGAGACCTGGCGCCAGGAGTTCATGTGCGAGCCGGTCGACGAGGCCACGGCCTGGCTGACCTGGGAGCTGATCACTTCGGCCGAGCATCCCGATGCCGGCAAGCCCGAGCTCTATGCCGGCGGACCCTGCTACGTCGGTAACGACATTGGCCGCCGGCGCGACCTCTGGGTGCTCTGGGTGCTGGAGCTGGTCGGCGATGTGATGTGGACCCGCGAGGTGGTGACGCTGAAGGGCGCCACCTTCGCGGCCCAGGATGCCGAGATGGATCGCGTCATGGGCGCCTATCGCGTGGCGCGGCTGTGCATGGACCAAACCGGCATGGGCGAGAAGCCGGTCGAGGACGCCAAGCGCCGGCATGGCGAGTACAAGGTCGAGGGCGTGCTGATGACCGCGCCCGTCAAGCAGCATCTGGCGACGCTGGGCAAGCAGGCCTTCGAGGACCGCAAGACACGCATCCCCGCCAGCCGCCAAATCCGCGAGAGCCATCATGCCGTGCGCAAGGTCGTGACCGTCGCCGGCAACCCGCGCTTCGATGCCGACCGCAGCGAGCTCGGCCATGCCGACGAGTTCTGGGCCCACATGCTGGCGCTGCACGCCGCCGAGCAGCCAATACAGCCGGCGGCCGGCGTCACGGTCGATCCGGACCAGGAGAGGGGCCAGCGCGTGCCGGGGCGCGCCCCGCTGATCGATCGGCCCTTCCACGGCAGCATCTGGAGCTAAGGCATGGGGCTCACCGGCCGCTTCTCGGGCGCGATCAGGGCGATGGCCGGGGGCTGGCGCGAGGCCGGCGCAGGCGCGCCCGCCGGGCCTAGCGGCACCGCAGGGCTGCGCGAGGCGGCGGGCGCCACGATCGACGAGGATCGCGGCTGGCGCCGCCTGACCGGCGGGGCCATGCGCGACATCCCCGAGTTCAAGCTGGAGCGCATGCGCGAGCTGGCGCTCTTTCTCTGGCGCACCAACATGCTGGCCAACCGCCTGATCGAGCTGCCGCTTGCCTATCTGCTGGCGGAGGGCGTGCGGCTCCAGGCGGCGGATCCGGAGGTCCAGGGCTGGCTGGACGCGTTCTGGGACGACGCCATCAACGCCATGGATCTGAAGCTCGAGAAGAAGATGCGCGAGCATCACATCTATGGCGAGCAGTGCTGGCCCGTCTTCGTCAATGCCGTCTCCGGCGCCATTCGCCTCGGCTATATCGACCCGGCCGAGATCGATGAGGTCGTGACCGACCCGGACAACGCCGAGCAGCCCATCGGCGTGATCACCAGGGCCAATGGCGCGAACCGCAAGCGCAGGTACCGCATCATCGTGCTCGGCCCCGAGACGGTGTTCGCGCCCGCCGCCCAGGCCCTGCGCGCCGAATTCACCGACGGCGACTGCTTCTATTTCGCGCTCAACAGCCTGTCTAACGGGGTTCGCGGCGTCTCCGACCTGCTGGCTGCGGCGGATTGGCTGAGCCTCTACGAGGAGGGCATGTTCGGCGAGATCGAGCGCGTCGACCTCTCCAAGCGCTTCATCTGGGACGTCACGATGAAGGGCGCGACGAAGGAGGAGGTCGAGGCGCGGGCGCGGTCGATCGCCACGCCCAAGGCCGCGAGCGTCAGGGTCCACAACGATGCCGAGGAATGGGATGCGGTGGCGCCCGACCTCAAGGCCGCTGACGCGACCGAGCTGATGCGCCTGTTCCGCAACCACATCCTGGGCGGCGGCACGATCCCGGAGCACTGGTATGGTGGTGCGGCCGACGTCAACCGCGCGACCGGCGATTCCATGGGCGACCCGACCATCAAGATCCTGACGCGCCGGCAGCGCTATTGGATGGTAGTGCTGGTGATGGTGGCGAGCTATGTCGTCTGGCGCCGTCTCGACCCCGCCGGCGCCGGCGATCCCAAGGAGTTCCTGGCCGATCCCGACTTCCGCCCGCGCGCGGTCTTCCCCGAGCTCACCAGCAAGGACACCGCGAGCTTCGCCACGGCGCTGACCCAGGTGGTGTCGGCCGCCTCCGTGGCGGTGACCTCGGGCCTGCTGTCGGAGGAGACGGCGCTGACCCTGATCGCGCTCGTCGCTGGGCAGCTCGGCGTCGAGATCGACCCAAAGGCAGAGCTGGAGGCGGCGCGGGCCGAGGCCGACCAGCGCCGGCAGCAGGATGTTTTCACCGCGCCGCCGGCGGATCCAGCCGCCGATTCCGGCGCGGCCTCGGACAACGCGGTACCGGCGGCTGGGAGCGGCGACGGGCATGGGTGAGGATCGTTACGTGATCCCCGCTTTCGCGGGAACGGCGATCCAGAAGGACGAATTTGGAAGATCGACGTGATCGCCGGTTTCGAGCCGAGCGCAGCCGCCAGCTCCAGCGCCTGCCCCGGATCCAGCGCGACACGGCCGCGGAGATCACTCGGCTGCTCCGCCAGGCGCAGCAGCGCATTCAGGCCGCGCTCGCGGCCCAGCCGTCGGAGTTCAGCCGCTGGCGCCTGACGGAGCTGCGGGCGCAAGTGCGCCAGGCCCTGGCCGAAGCCGACGGCGGCCGCAGCCTCTCTCAGGGCGCGCGAGAGGCCTGGTCGGCCGGCGGCGACCTGCTCGACGCGCCGCTTGCCGCCGCCGGCGTGAGCATCGTCGCCTATCTGCCCATCATCGACCCGCGCCAGCTCACGGCTATGCAGAGCTTCATGACCGATCGCATGACCGACATCACGCTGGGCACGGCCGATAAGATCAACGCCCAGCTCGGGCTAACGATCACCGGCGTTCAGACGCCGGCCGAGGCGGCGACAAACATTGCCCGGCTGATCGAGGGCGGCCGGGAGCGCGCGCTGACGATCATCCGCACCGAGATCAGCCGGGCCTATTCGACGGCGACGCAGCTCCGCCAGGTCCAGGCCGCGCTGCTTCTGCCCGCACTTCAGAAGCAATGGCGGCGGTCGGGCAAGCTCCACAGCCGCCCGGCTCATGACGCGATCGACGGCCAGATCCGCGAAGTGAGCCAGCCTTTTGACGTCGACGGGTTCAAGCTGATGTACCCACGCGATCCCGCCGGACCGCCGGGCGAGACGATCAACTGCGGCTGCCAGAGCCTGCCCCATATGGCAAGCTGGGATGTTGGGATGCCCGCACGCAAACCGTTCTCAAACGAGGAACTAGTACGAGCTCTGACCAAGCGGGCGCTGAGCGATTTATAGTAGTTCCGTGTTCGGTTGGCCTGCCTGGTCCTTCTTCAACACCTGGGCTTGGGGCCATTTGCCGCAACGACGGACGTCCCGGCATCAAGAATCCAGCGGCGTGCCGCAGGACATCAGGCCGCGGCCGTACCTCCGGGCTGACCTCCATCTCGGCCTATCCCGAAATCGAAGCGTCCTGAAGGCAATTCAATTTTCGATATGTCGAATCCGAGCGTCGTGGAGACGCCCAAGAAGCTGCGCGTCGTCTCATTGTTAACCATGCCCCTGAAGGCCGTCCTGGCGGCCCTAGTGACCGCGCGCTCCTTTTCAGGCGAGTCGATATCCTCAAGCTCATCCGAATAATCCGAGCGAAGCTGCCTCAGAGTGACCCCCATCAGGTAGTATGTTGCATACTTCTCGGAGCACGCCGCATATTTCCGCACCGCCGCCACGAGAGCGCCCAACAAGGCGAAAGCCGCGGAGGCGACGGCAACCCATTGAGGGGGAACTCCTAGAATGGTCAAGTCCGCTGCTCGTGCGCCAGCGGCCACCGGGGCGGAGGCGACCAGACTAAGGGAAGGCGCCAAGGCAGTCGAAGCAATCAAGGCCACGAGGATAGCGTAATGGCACCGCCTTTGAGTGCGGGCGTGATCGTCATACCACGTGATCTTTCCATTGATCTCATTCAGCAAATTAGCGTCGGCTTGTGTCATAGCGACCTCCCATTGACAACCGCAAAGCTTAGCATAGGGACATAGTCGCCAAGCTCAGGCTTTAGTCACGACGGCAGTTGAGGGCCACCAGGCTTTCGGGACGTCTTAGACGGTGCCATGGCCGATCTGGCGGAGACCATAGGAGCCGATGGCTCCAGTAGGATTAAACAAATTCTAAAAATGCTATGAGACTCGCTGGAAGGTCGGGCTCTGGCATCTAGCCGAAATGAGAGTCCCTCGTGAGTTAGATATCGCTGCCCAGGTCGACCATTCAGGACTTCTGGTGCTACGGTGTGGCCGAGCTATACGCACGGGCATCGGGTCGACGGCGGCTGCGACACGATTCCAGCCAGGTGCTGCGAGGCTGTCGCCAGCTATGCCGCCAGCATCAATTTGGAACAGCTCGCCGCCTTCTTCGCCGACAAGGCGGATCCCTCTTGCGGCCCTGGATGCTCGCTTTTCGCGAGCATGACGAGAGAGAAACGCGGAGGCACAGCATGAGCGCGCCGAGTGTGCAGCAGATCCGATGCCATCGCCGCGATGATCGTCGGGGCGGCGGGCAGCGGGGTGGTGCAGAGCAACGAGCCATGCCGGTGATTTGGACGCGCTAAGGGCGGTCTGCGTCACCGTTTGTCAGGTCAGGGGCTGATCATCCAAAGCCGGACGACCAGCAGGAACATTATCGCGCTGGGCCCCGGCCGTCGCTACGGCCACTTTCTGTCCCGCTATCCGGCGGAGCGGGCTTCGAAGGCCTTCCCGATCGGATGTCGCGCACGGAGCGGTCGCCGAGAAACCAATCCTCCGCCTCGACATCCTCGAACACGACCCAGACCGCGTCCTTGGGCAGCTCGGCCACCTCGCTGACCGCGGCGACGACGCGCTGGGCGATCTCTTGCTTACGTTGTTGGGAATGGCCCTTGAGGATGCGGATGGTAACGAAAGGCATGTCGTCCCCCTGCTGATGCCGGTCGCATTCTCGGCCGCGCCGGCGCGGCAGGCAATGCCTCCTGTGTGAGCCGTCATGCCAGGGCTCGGCCCTGGCATCTAAGAGTTTCGTCGCATCATTAATGCAAATGTCCGCAAGCGAAAAATCCGGCTTTGCTGCCTGCCGCAAGCGGCGCAGTTCGTCCTGTTCTGCCACCCTTTCGCACGCTGCTTCGTCTTAACTCGTGGATGCCAGGGCCTGATCCCCGGATCAAGTCCGGGGACTGGCATGACGATGGAGGCAGACCGCGAACCGGCGTCAAGTTCCACATCCGCGAGCGGCGCGCAGACTTGTCGGCGGGTCGATATTAGTCATACAATTGATGCCTCAGCGAAGCTTCTGCGCCGGGCGCTTCGGCCGGGCGCATCCAAACCGGGAGGAAATGGACATGCGTCGGATCGCAGGAATCGCGGCCCTGGCTGCCGTGACC